TGACCTTGCCGTGGCGGCATGCGACGCCGCTCTACACGCCGCGCCGTGACCTGGTGGCCGACGCCTCCGACAGCCTGTCGCTCACGGTGACGCTGGTCGAGGACGACGCCCCGGACGCGCCGCCGGCCGATCTGGTCACCGGGCCGACGTTTCCCGGCTTCACGCTTGCGATCACCACCACGCGCGAATGCCACGGCTGGGATTACGGCAGCATGATGCCGGTCATCGGCAGCGTGCTGTGGTCCGGCGCCGGCGTGATTGATACGACATTGCCCGGCACGGTCGATTTCAGCGTGCCGCTCGGCACTATGGCGGCGTTCCCGCACCGCTGCGGCTGGACCGTGCGGGTGGCGCACGACGCGACCCGGCAGGACACGCTGTGCCGCGGCATCCTGAATGTCTCGGGCCAGACCTGGGGCGTGGCACCCGATAGCGGAGGAGGCGGCGGCATGATCAGCAGCGACTCCATGGCGGTGTGGTTCTCGACGTTGCCGACGACGCTACCGCCGACCCCGGGGCTGCCGTGGAATGACGGCGGCGTGCTGGCGTTCTCGTGAGCGCATCCGCGGCACAACAGCAGGCGGCACCGGCGGGAATGCGGCGCATTCCGCTGCCGACCGAGAGCTATCAGCACCTGTCGAAGCCGCTGTCGTCGAAGCGGCTGTTGAACCTCATGGCAGAGCAGGAGCCGGCCGACGCGCGTACCGACGTCGCCCTGGTGCCGACCGCCGGCCTCGCGCTGTGGGAAACGCTCGGCACCGGCCCGGTATGGGCGATGAACTCGGATATGCCGGGCCGGCTTTACGTCGTGAGCGGCACACACTTCTTCCGCATCTCATTCATCCTGCCGGACGTGCTGATCGAGGATCTGGGCGATGTCGGCACCGCAGCCGGGCCGTTCCCGCTGGTGACGATCGCGGTCGGCGTCAACGCCGCGGTGGTGTGCGTCAGCCCCAACTGCTGGACCTGCGGCCACTCCGGGCCGATGAGCCAACTGAGCGGCACCTTCCCCACGGACGGGGCCAGTTCGGTGGCCTACCTCGACGGCTACTTCGTGTTCACCGATTTCCAATCCACCTCGATGTTCTTCATCTGCCTGCTGCTGGATCCGAGCAGTTTCGACGCGCTGGACTTTGCTTACGCCGACGGGGTGCCGAACGTGGTGCGGCGGGTGATCTCGCATCGTGGCGATATCTGGCTGATCGGCACCGCGCTCGAAATCTGGTATAATTCCGGCGATGCCGATTTCCCGTTCCGCCGTCGTGGCGGCGGGGTGATCCCGAACGGCGCGATCTATCCCAAGACGGCGGCGATCGCGGACAGCTCGGTGTTCTGGGTCGGCTGGGACGGGATCGTGTATCGCAGCGCCGGCTACCTGGCCCAGCGGGTCTCGACCCACGCCATCGAGTTTATCATCCAGCAGCATCTCGACGGGGACTCCATCGCGCTGTCGTATTCTCTCGACGGGCATGTGTTCTATGCGCTGACGGTCGGCACCGAGACGGTGGTCTACGACTGCAATACCAAGCAGTGGCACAACCGTTCCTCCACCACCGATGGCAACGGCCCGTGGCTGGCAATGTCGGCAGCGCTGGACCCTGGTGTGCTGGGCGACCGCTATACCGGCAATCTGTACTTCCCGGACCCTTTGCTCGGCACCGACGACGGCGTGGCGGTGCTGCGCCAGGCGACGCTGCCGCCGCTGTATCCGGCGACCAGGCGCGGGTTCTGTAGCCGCCTCGAGATCGAGATGGAAACCGGTGGCGCGGTGCCGCCCGGCACCATCACGCTGGACTGGTCGGACGACGGCGGCAACACCTTCGGCGGCGGCCCGCGCGCCATGAGCGGGGGCGCACCCAGCGAATTTCGCCGCCGGGTGTATGCGACCCGATTGGGCTCGTTCCGCGAGCGCATGTTCCGCATTTCGGCCAGCGCGCGGATCACCGTGTATGCCGTGGATGCCGACATCGTGGCGGGGATGAGCTGATGGCGACGGCGCCGGCGATCGTCCCGACCATCCCAAGGCCGCCGGCCAACGATCCGCCGTTGCTCGGCGATGGCCAGCAGCACTCGGAATCATGGTCGCAGTACTTCCAGACGGTGAGCGACCGGCTGGCGACGCTGGCGGCCGGCAAGCACGGCGTCACCGACGGTTCGGATTCGGCGGTCGGCGACATCGGCGAGTATCTCAGCGCGACCGCTTCGGGCGTCGGGCTGGCGACCAACACGCAGGCCAACGTGGTCGCGCTGACCTTGACGGCGGGCGATTGGGACGTGTCGGCCAATGTGACGTTCCACCTGTCCAGCGCGGCCTCGACGCACTACGGCGCCGGCATCGATGCGCTGTCGCAGGAGATGTTCGCGACCATCCCGACCGGGACGGCGACGTGGCGGCTGACGGCGGCGTCGGTGCGGCGGAACGTGACTGCGTCGACGGTGGTGCATGCGGTGGCGATCGCGACGTTCAGCGCCGGCGGCGTCAATGCCGACGGGTTCATCCAGGCGCGGCGTGTCCGGTGATGTGCTAGACATGGAAACGCCGGCCAGGATGGGCCTGAGCCGGCGTAACCGTGGAGAAGACGATGCTAGCACATCGCCAACTCCTGCCTCGGATAATCGTACTGGTCGCGATCAAGATCAAGGTCGCGGTCAGTATAGTCCGCAGGTAGGGTCGGGGGCCAGCTTGGCTGGCCTCCTTCCCCGGCTGGGGGTGTGAGATGAGGAACTTCCTTCGCATCGCGGCCGGGATCGAGGTGCTGCCGCTGATGCTCGACCTGTATCGGCAGTCCTCGCTTTGGGACGCGCACCGGGCGCGCACCGACGGGCCAGGATCGTTCACCGGCACATCGGACATTTGGATCAGATTTCGCGACCCTGCCGAGCTCACGTGCGAAGCGAGCTACGCCGAACCGCATGTGCCGGTTTGGTATCCCGCATGGCACGCGCTGCCGCATCTGCGTCCGATCGTGTTCGGCCTGATGGCGCGCTGCGAGGCGGTGCAACTTGGTGGCGTGCTGCTGACGCGCGTGCCGCCCGGACAGCAGGTAGCGCCGCATGACGACCGGGGGCGCTGGCACCCGACGTTCTTTGCCACCAAGGCGTATGTTCCGCTGGCGACCAATCCGCAGTGTTACAGCACTTGCGGCGACGAGCGCGTGACGATGCAGGTCGGGGATGCGTGGCTGTTCGACAACCTCACCGTCCATTCCACCGTGAACGACGGCGAGACGGACAGAATCACGCTCATAGTTTCGATGCGGGTGGAGTGATGAAGCGCGCCGAGCATCAGCCGGAACAGGTGGACATAGCGATCTATGCCGGCGTGTTCGTGAAGACGTGGAGCGTGCTCGATGCCGGCACCTTGCTGCCGCAGCATGCGCATGAGTACGACCATCTGACGCTGGTGATGCGCGGCGTGGTGCGTGCGTGGCGTGGCGAGACGATGCTGGGCGATTACCGCGCGCCGGCGGTGATCCGCATTCCGGCCGGCGAACTGCACAACTTCCTGACGCTGACCAATGACGTGGCGCTGGCGTGCATCCACAACGCCGATCATGTCGATGCCGGTGGCGAGCCTGCGGTGACGCATGAAGGCCACCGCCTGGAACTGGAGGACTGACCGATGCCGTTTCTTCCCGCAGGCGTAGGCGCGGCGGTCGCCGGGGGCGTTGCTTCGGCAGGCGTCGGCCTGGTCGGCAGCGCGCTCGCTGGTGGCAAGGCGGGCGCAGGTGCCGCGCAGTCGCAGCAGATCCTCAGCCAGCAGCGCAACGACCTGCTGCCGTATACGCAAGCCGGGTATCCGACGCTGCAGGCGCAGCAGGATCTGCTCGGCTTGAACGGCCCGGACGCGGCGGCGACGGCGATGGGCAATTTCCAGACCTCGCCCGGCTACCAGTGGCAGCTCGGGCAGGGCCTGCGCGCGGTCGATGCCGGCGCTGCGGCGAAGGGCATGCTGCGCTCGGGTGCCACGCTGAAGGCGGAGCAGACCTACGGCTCGGGGTTAGCGGACCAGGAATTCACGAATTACTACAACCGGCTGATGGGAATCTCGACGCTGGGCGAGCAAGCTGCGGCCGGCAACGCATCGACCGCCAACACCGCAGGCGCCCTGGCGCAGGGTGCGGGGAACACACAGGCGTCGATCTACGGCAATCTGGCGTCGGGTCTGGGCAACCAGGTGAACACGCTGTTCAGCAATCCGGCGGTGCAAAAAGCGTTCTCGCCGTCGCCGAACATCGGCAATTTCGACCCGTTTGCTGGGAATACGATAGCTGCGGCCGGTTTCTAGAGGTAATCCGCGATGTCCGGTTACGCCAACATCAACGCCTATGCCGATCCCAACGTGCTGCTGCAGACGCAGGGCGGGCAGGCGGTCACGGCCATCCAGGCGCAGGACATCGCGAACCAATACGCGCCGCAGCGCAACCAGCTGTTCATCAGCGGCGAGCAGCAGAAGCAGGGCGAGAACGAGATCGAATACATGGCGCGTGCGGCGCAAGGGCTGCTCGATCCTGCCGCCTACCCCGATGAGGCATCGCGCGCCGCGGCTTATCCGGGGGTGGTGGCGAACCTGCAGCGCTACGGTTTCGCCAAGAACGCGCCATCGCAGTACCCGGGCGAGGCGACGCTGCGGCAGGTCGCTGGCATGGGCATGTCGAGC